CAAAGTGTTTTGAGGGTTCTACCGTTTAGTGACCGTGGTAACCTCAATATGTTTGACATTCGATATCAGTTGAGATTGAATGACCTGTATGATTTTTCATCCGAATCTGTCATTCATTACCAAATGACAATGTGGCATCTGGATTTCCTTGATATGATATTGATTGGAGAAAAGCCCATACAATTTAATGTACACCAAGACCGTTTGTATATTAATATGGATTGGGGATCTGATGTAAATGTTGATGAATATATTATTATGGAATGTTATCGTAAATTAGACCCTACCACATGGACAGATATATACAATGATTTGTGGCTGAAAAAATATTCAACAGCCCTTATCAAAAGACAGTGGGGTGAGAATTTGATGAAGTTTCAAGGTGTTCAAATGTTAGGTGGTGTGACTATGAATGGCGAAACCATCTACAATGAAGCCAAAGAAGAAATACAGTTGTTAGAAGAACAGTCAAGGAACACTTGGGAAGAGCCATTACTTTTTGACATAGGATAAGAGGTGAACAATTAGACTTTTAGGAGGAATTGAATGCTAAAAAATCTTGATGAATTGGAACTGGAACACCGCCAGTTGGACGAGGAGATAAAAATCCTTGCCGAGAATTATGTTGATGATATACAAATAACGAGATTAAAAAAGCGTAAATTACTTTTAAGAGATAAAATTGAACTAATAAAAATGAGGTACTTGGCTGTACCACCAATCTAAATGTTAAATCACTATTTTTCAAAGGGCACTCAAAACGAACAGTTCCTCTATGAGGACCTCGTTATTGAGGCTTTACAAATATACGGGCATGATGTAGTTTATTTACCAAGAGAGTTGGTGAATAAGGACGATTTGTTTGGTGAAGATCCATTATCCAAGTTTGATGAAAGTTATCAGATAGAGATGTATATGGAAACCGTTGAGGGTTATGAAGGGGAGAAAGAGCTTGTATCCAGATTTGGTTTGGAGATACGAGATGAAACAACCTTTGTAGTTGCTCGCCGACGGTGGGATAATGTGATATCAATAAGCCAAAATCTCATAACATCAATGCGGCCCAATGAGGGTGATTTGATTTTCATGCCCAATGTCAATAGAATTTGGGAAATAGCTTTTGTGGATATTGATGATCCGTTCTATCAAGTAGATAATCTTCCGGTGTATAAAATGTTTTGTCGCACATTTGAATACTCTAGTGAAAGATTGGATACTGGTATTAGTGTTATTGACAATATCGAAACTACATACTCAACGGATCAATTAACCTGGCAGATGATAGGTGAAGCTGCAGCCACAGTTACTTATAATGAAAATATGGCATCAGAAGATGTTTCTGGTGGTTTATTAATGCAAGAAGATGGTACTACTGGAGCTGGGCTTGGTGATAATCTTACTGCTGAAGATGAGGTTGGATTTGATGCTGTCTTGCTTGAGAATTCTAATGCTTATGATAGTTACTTCATTATAGCTGAAGAATTTGAGCTATCAACACAAGATGATACTTCCGATAATAAATACATAGAAGATCAGGCTGCTGACAGAGGTGTTGTTTGGGATGGAGATTGGGAAGGTATATTAGACTTCACAGAAAAGAACCCATTTGGAGAGCCGACGGAGAAAAATTAAGATATGTTAGGACAACATTTTTATAACGAAGGATTGAGAAAGGTTGTTATAGCCTTTGGTAGTTTATTTAATAATATCGTTATTACTAGAAAAGATTCCACTGGGAAGACTACTCAATCAATGAAGGTGCCTCTGGCTTATGGCCCGGCACAGAAATTTCTTGCTCGATTAGACCAAGACCCCAATGCAACACAGAAGATAGCATTGACTTTACCACGAATTGGTTTTGAAATGCAATCTTTTGATTATGATGGTAGTAGAAAACTAAATCGTATTATCAGACAAAAAAGAGTTACTGATGAGAATGATAAGAAATTAAAGCAGATGACTACTCAGTATACTCCTGTGCCATACAATATCAATTTTGAAATGTTTGTTATGGCTAAAAACAGTGACGATGGTATTCAGATTGTAGAGCAGATATTGCCTTATTTTCAACCAGAATATACAGTAACAATCAGAGAAGTTCCTGAAATGGAAATTGTCCGTGATGTGCCTATTGTACTAAACAGTATTGGTTATGAAGATACATATGAAGGTGATTTTCAGACACGGCGAGCTATCATATACACCTTTTCTTTCGCAGCAAAAGCTTATGTATATGGTCCTGTTACTACTGCCAAGCCGATTACAAAGGCACAGGTGGATATCTATGATGACCTGTCAGATAAGGCACCTGAAAGACACCACCGCATTGTTACTACAGCAACTGCACCGACTACAGCTGGATCAGCTGATGGATTTGATGATTTTGGATTTAATGAAGTTACCTCCGAATGGACGTAATAGTGAATATATATGAGCAAAGTTGATGAAGCGATAGATGAGGCCTTAGGACTAAAACAAGATATCAAACAGGAGCTAATATCTCCTGCACCTACTTCCATAAAACCCAGAGAAGGTATGGAAGACCTTGATACAGACTATCATTATTCGCGTGAAAATTTTTATAATTTGATTGAAAGAGGTTCTGATGCCATAGAAGGTATACTAGAACTTGCAAAGGAATCTGAGCACCCTAGGACCTATGAGGTTGCAGGTCAGCTAATCAAAACTGTATCAGAAGTTACAGAAAGATTGGCGGACTTACAAGAGAAGATGCAGAGATTGAAAGAGGTTCCTGATAAAGGACCTAAAAATGTCACCAATGCATTGTTTATTGGTTCAACAAAAGAACTTCAAGCACTACTAAAGAATAAATCTGATGAGTGATAAGACCTATAAAGGTAATCCTAATTTACCTGCGGCTGGTTATAGGACAGAGTTTACAGAAGTTCAAGTAGCAGAGTTTATCAAGTGCTCTAATAATCCTGCATATTTTATCCAGAAATATGTGAAGATTGTTAGTATTGATGAGGGGCTAGTCCCTTTCAATCTATATCCTTTTCAGAAAGATATTATTGGTACTTTCCATAAGAACAGATTTACCATATGCAAACTGCCTAGACAGTCTGGTAAGTCTACTACTATTCTATCGTATCTGATTTATTATATTATCTTCAATGAAACAGTAAACGTGGCAATCCTTGCTAACAAAGCGGCAACAGCAAGAGACCTGTTATCTCGTTTACAGATGGCTTATGAGCATCTACCCAGTTGGTTACAGATGGGTGTGATGAACTGGAACAAAGGTTCCCTGGAGCTAGAAAATGGATCTAAAATCTTGGCTGCATCTACTAGTGCTAGTGCTGTTCGTGGTGGCTCTTATAATATTATCTTCCTTGATGAGTTTGCGTTTGTGCCTTCTAACATTGCTGAACAGTTTTTCAGCTCGGTGTACCCGACTATTACTGCGGGAACGTCATCGAAAGTAATGATTGTATCTACTCCACACGGAATGAATATGTATTACAAGATGTGGATGGATGCAGTAAATGAAAAAAATGAGTTTGTTCCTATTGAGGTGGCTTGGAACGAAGTGCCAGGCAGAGATGAAGCCTGGAAGAAACAGACTATAAAGAATACAAGTGAACAGCAATTCTTACAGGAGTTTGAGTGCTCGTTCCTGGGTAGTGTTGATACTCTGATATCACCCATAAAGATTCAAGTAATACCACACTTTGATCCTATTGAAAGTAGTGCTGGGTTGGATATTTTTGAGAAGCCGATAAAGGACCATCAGTATTGTATGACAGTTGATGTGGCCCGGGGCGCTGCAAATGATTACTCCGCCTTTGTGGTGATAGATATTACCAAAATGCCTTACAAGTTAGTAGCGAAATACAGAAACAATGAGATAAAGCCTTTGGTATTTCCTGATGTGATTTATCGCACAGGCAAGACATACAATGATTCTCATATACTTGTAGAGATAAATGATATCGGTGGTCAGGTGGCAGACGCTCTACACCACGATATGGCATACGAAAACATCATAATGACACAGATGCGAGGTCGTTTAGGGCAGATAGTAGGGTCAGGGTTTGGTGATGCCCCTACAGATTTGGGTGTAAGAACTACCAAACAAGTAAAGAGAGTTGGTTGTTCTAACTTCAAACAGTTGATAGAAGGTGATAAGTTGTTAGTAAATGATTTTGATATCATTGCTGAAATGTCCACCTTTGTGCAGAAAGGGCAATCATTTGAGGGTGAAGATGGTTCTCCTGATGACTTGGTGATGTGCTTGGTGTTTTTCTCTTGGCTGACAGACCAACAGTATTTTAAGGACTTGACAGATGAAGATATCCGTACTAGACTATATGAAAGTCAAAGAGAAAACATAGAAGCTGATATGGCTCCGTTTGGATTTATTGATGATGGAGTCCATTACGGAGAAGATATTGTAGCATTCACAGATGAGGATGGTGATTATTGGCGACCTGTTGAGGATACTCCAGACTTCTTTAATGATGATAGATTCTTAAAGCATTAGTGCGGCCAGCGAGGATCAGTATCTTCTTTGATTAGTATGTGATACTCTCTGGACATAACACAATGGACACAGACAGGAAAACTATCTCTCATTAGTCCCATAGCCTCAGCATATTCTTCAGTCTTTTTGCCGAACCGTAACAAGTTGTGTTTTATTTTTTGATGATGTGGAAACCAGGTCAATAGGTGTGGTTCAGAAATACCACACACCTCACAACTCTTACCATTGAGAGTTTCTATTAGTTTCAGTTTCCTTCCAACGTCCCTCATGCTGGTATTTATACAAATGTGTGTTTTCCGAATGTCAAAAAACTGATTTGTATAAATAAAAGTGTAAAATTGAAAAAAGTTCTATATTTGTATGTGAACTAAACTTTGTTATATTAACAAAAAAACAAGGAGAAAATATAAAATGGCTGATCTATTTTCGCCTGGTGTACAAGTAAAAGAAAAAGACTTAACCACAACGGTTAGAAGTGAACCCACCTCTATTGGTGGCATAGTTGGTGTTTTTGAAAAAGGCCCGATTGAACAGGTTGTTACGATTGATTCGGAAGCAACTTTAATCGAAGTTTTTGGAAAGCCCAACAACACTAATTTCCAGTATTGGTTTAGTGCTGCTTCTTTTCTTGCTTATACCAACACTCTCAAGTGTGTTAGAGCTGAAACAACAGGAGCTGTCAATGCTCGCGGGTTTGCGACAGCGAATGCTGCTGTTCTAGTTAAGAATGCTGAACACTACTCAGATGGTGATGGTATAACTGGTCCTTATAATAATGGTGCGGCTGATGTTGGTGCTTTTTGCGCCAGAACAGCTGGCGAATGGGGTAATGCTCTGAAAGTTGCTATATGC